AATCCTTTTACGCTACTTTTCACTCGGCCCAAGGTGATTCGTCATCTTGGTCCTGTGAACGCGAACGGGATTCTGTCCAGTGTACCGCGAAATGTCTTCACGTTGTCGGTCAAGAAGGGTGTTACCCCTCTGTCCGGTCAACCTGTTGCCATGGCGCTTGCGAAGGTCGAGTTTTCGACCCCTGCAGGCGCAGATTTGGCTGATAAGCCGAATCTTCTCGCAATGATCAGCCTTTTGGCTGGTGTACTCTGGGAGCAATCGAATGAAATCGCCGACTCGATCGTGGCTGGCTCTCTTTAAGAGAGTAGTCAAGATCCTCCGCGCAATCTATGAAACGGTCTGTCGACCGTAAGTAGATGGTTTGGAGAAATCGTCGATGAAATTCTTGCCTTCTACCGCTGCATTTTAAGCAGCTACGAGGGCAATTGCTCTAAACGTATTGGAGAACAGTATGTCTTTAAAGACAACGGCTCTTTACCATGCGCTCGCTTCGGATCTCTCGGATCATAGCCATCATGCCAGGGATTTAAAATCCTGGTGTTTGGAAGGGTTAACCTCTCCCGAAATTCAGATTAAACTGAATGACAGGGACTATGCTCCGGACGATACTCCTAAAGATGTGCAATGTCTACGTCTGCTGCAGTCAATTCTCAAGAAGTACAAATCTTCCGAAGAAACGACCACAGAGCAAGACACCACGGCCTTAAACAAGTTCTTAACCGTTAACAATCGGTTAGAGTCTTGGGAGTACTCGCCCAACACGTCGGCTGACGAAGAGCTTCTAGGATCTCTTAAAGAGACCCTGTGGCACTTCTGGAATCCGCAAGGATTCCCTCTGGTTACTAATCCTCTCATGATCTTAGATCATGGTAGGACAGGACCAGGCGCCTCATTAGGTGCGTCAGGACAGGACTTCTATACAAAGATGTTCAGTTCTGATTTTACCTATACGTCTAGAGATCTTCTCGTCTTGTACGAGTGGTGGACATCTGAACAACCCAATGCAAGTGACGCCGAAATTCTAAGGCGTCGCGAGTACGGGGATGGTAGAGTCACCAGCGAGAATCGACTTTCATTTGTCCCGAAAGACGATACCACTTCTAGAACCATTGCTACTGAGCCTTCGCTGAATATGTTTTTTCAGCTAGGGTTAGGAGAAATCCTAACTCGTCGACTGGAGACCTTCTTCGGTCTTCGGTTGATGGATCAGCAGTTCTGGAACCAAGAAGCTGCGCGGATCGGTAGTTACCCAGGACAACCGTCCTATGTAACTATTGACCTGTCGAGTGCCTCTGACAGTCTAGGTTTGAAACTCCTAAACTGGCTTCTTCCGCCCGATCTATATCGGTTACTGATGAAGCTGAGGTCTCCTACGGGGCAACTGCCCGACGGGAGCGTAGTTGATTACAACATGGTGTCTACTATGGGAAATGGTTTTACATTTCCTTTACAGACAATGTTGTTCTCAAGCATCGTCGTCACTGCAATTAAATCGTTCGGTTTGACACCTGAACGACCTGTTTCCGCTTTGGTCCCAGATCAAGCTTCCAATTCGAAGGCTGCCTTGCGGCAGCTCTCGGGGAAGCCTACAAGCTGGGGTGTATTCGGTGATGATATTGTGTGTCATCACAAAGTACATAGAAGAGTCTTACGACTGCTTCAACTCTGCGGATTTCAGGTGAACAGTGACAAGACCTTTGTTGAAGGTCTTTTTCGAGAGTCGTGTGGTCATGACTACTTCGGTGGTCATGATGTCAGAGGGATCTATTTTAAGACTCCTCTGGCCACGATCGCGGCTCTGAACGTCGCTATCAACGGCCTGATTTCCTGGTCTTACAAGACCGGTATTGAATTACCGGAGACTGGGAAACTCCTGTGTCAAACACTTTCTCTCGAGGGACGGGTATTACCTGTACCTCTTGATGAAGCTATTGATGCAGGAATCCGTATTCCATC